CCTTATTCAATCTGAATAAGGACTCGCTCTGTTTTGCACTTCACATTCCATTCCTGATTAACCGAGTGAAAGCCGAAAAGCTCTTCGAGGAATATCCGGGAATAAAGATGTTCCGTTCGTTCTATGGAAATTGGTATGAGATCGAGTGCAGCTACATGAGAGACGTTAAGGTCTACGATCTGGAAACGGTACCGGACACACCTTACATCTCCACGACAGATGAGTCGTTTAAGAAGGGAAAAGTGGGTGAGTTCTTAAGAGCTTACTTTTCGAATCCGTCTAAATACGAAAAAAACACACTCCTGGACACAGTTCGGGAAATCTACACCGAGGAAGGAGACATCCGTTATGAAAATTAGTAATAAGACTTATGACACAATCAAGTTCATCGCTCTGCTTATCGCTCCGCTTTGCACGTTTTTCGCTGCCCTTGTAGAGATATGGGGAATCCCTTACGGACCTCAGATCGTCGCTACTATAGCAGCTCTCGACACTCTTATGGGTTTGATAGTAATCATCCTTAAGAACATCTATGAGAAGAGTTTGAAAGGCGGTGACACTAATGCCTGAAGAAAAGAAGACCACAAGAAAGACCGCTCCCAAGAAGACGACATCAAAGAAGACTTCAAAGAAGTCTGAAGTAGTCGAAGTCAAGGAACCTGTTGAGCCGATCGTTTCTGAAGAAGTTGTAACTTCTTCAGAAAATGTAACTTCTGCAGAAAAAGGCATTTTTGTAAAAATTGCAGTCGTTCTTCCTGAAGAGGGACTGAAGATCAGGACTGGCCCCGGTGTTAATTACCCTAAGTGCGGAAAGCTCGATGCTGGAACCGAGGTCGAAGTTCTCGAGGAGATGTATGACTTCATCAGGATCGGCCAGGATCAGTGGGTAATGAAGAGCTATCTCGGAGGTATTTAATATGTCAGATTGTTATCCGAAAGCTGTCGTCGCTTATGCGAGAAGCCAGAAGGGGACCAAAGAAGGTCCGAATAACTGGAATCCTTACGCAAAAGAGCTGGACGCAGTCGGATATTTCAATCCGATGAGGAAACAGAATCTTCCGTGGTGCTGCGTGTATGTCGACGACTGCGTCTATAACGGATGCGGAAAGGACAAAGCCAAAGCCCAGAAGGTTTTATACCAGCCGAGCTATGATAATCTGTCAGCCGTAGTCAAATACCTGGCAGGATATTTCAAGACCGCAGGAGCTTATTTTACGGATCCTGATAAGGTCGAGATCGGAGATGTTATCTTCTTTAATGCCGTTAACGATAAGGGCCAAGTGACGAGCACCTACAGTCACACAGGTCTTGTCATCGACCGAGACGAGCGTGGAGTTACCACCAGCGAGGGGAATAAATACGATAAGGTGGCCGAGTGCCAGTATTTATTCACGTCGATCGGTACCAAGATCGCTGGCTTCGGGAAACCGAAATACGATAAAAAACAGCCTGATCCACCGGCACCTACACCTACTCCGGAGCCTACGAAGTACACTGTCAAGGTTGGAGACTTCTTAGCTCTCAGGACAGGTCCGTCCACGGACTTCCCCGAAAAGGGCCGACTGTGGAACGGTGCAGTCGTTACAGCTGTCGAGGAGTCTGATAACTGGATAAAGATATCCGGTGATCTCTGGTGCTCCAAGAAATATTTACGATAGACACTTGTCTATGCTTTTTCCCTTATTCAAGGACTCAGTCTCTTCGGAGGCTGAGTCTTAAAAGGGTGATATTTTAGATTTCTCATATATAACCCTCCTGAAGAGCCCCTTCGACTATATGTCGGAGGGGTTTTTCATTTGGCCAGAAAAAGAAAAACCCTCAGCATAATGCTGGGGGCTTTTCTTATGTCTGTTTGACGTTCAACTGAAAAATTCAGGTGACTTTATTATATCAGCTGCAGAGAAAAATGAAAGCCTCCGCTCAACGAGACGGAGGCCAGCCGGTGTAGCCCTATACCGGTAAGAAAGACAGTTTTATTATAACATTTGACCAAAATTTGTCCAAAGGAAAAAGAAAAAACCGCAAAACCCTTGTGGTTGAGCGGCTTTCTTTGGTGGAGATGAGGAGAATCGAACTCCTTAAGGAATCGGCACCAGTGCCGAAAAAGTGCGTCAGACGTGGACTTTCCTCGTATTCGGTATGTCAGAGTCCGTCAGTTGTGGACTCGTTTTGTCCCAAATTTTGACCAAAGGTGAGGTCGATAATCTCAGCTGCTCGCTTCTGGTCTCCGTCGACAAAGTGTCCGTAAGTCTCGAAGGTGGTCATCGAGACGGAATGTCCGACGATGTCCTTGATTGACTGCTCCGGGAGAACATTCTTCATCATCGATATAAATGTATGTCGAAGGGAATAAACTGTTCCCGGAAGATTCCGCTCTTTCTTCAGCTTCTCCCAGTGGTTTCTCATGGTCGACTGATTTCCCATTGAACCATCAGGACTGCAGAAGATCCACTTCGTGTGCAGCTTATATTCATCATTCCTCTGAATGGTTTTATCCAGGATCGCTCTGGTCATGTTCCCGATCGGGACCACACGACGAGCGTTTTCATTCTTTCCCTCGGTGATCTGACCTGCAGCATTAACGGATCTTTTGATAGTGACAATGTTTTGTTTGACATCATCAACTTGTAAGCCTAAAGCCTCACCAGGTCGCATACCTGTCAGCAACAGGAAGCAGAAGAGCGGATGATACCATAAATCGGACTCTTCGAGCAGTCTCCTGGCATCGTCTTTCTGAAGAATCTCTTTTTCTTTTCGAGAATGGCCCTTCGGAATATATAGATTCCCTCGGAGGAGCTCGCATTGATAATCTTCATAGCCGAACTTGATGATTCCCTTGATAATTCCTCGGAGGTTTTTCAAAGTTTTCTCTGAAAGTGCCTTGTGACGTCCTGACGCTTCGTTAATGACGCTCTGCCAATCCCGTAGTGTAACTTTACATATTTTCACAGAAGCGATTCTAGGGGCTATGTAGAGCCTTATATAACGCTCGTATTGAAAATAGGCTTCCGAGTTCTCTCCTCGACGAGCTTTTACATCTTCCAAAAACTCTTGAGCGACACGGCCAACGGTTTTGGATCCTGAAGCCTCACCGTAGAACCACTGGTCATACTTCTGCTGGACTTCCTTACGACCTTTCGCACCGGGAACGGAAGAAGAGAAGGAAAAGGTTCTTCCTTCTTTCATTACTCTGATTCTCCATCTCTTTCCGTCCCATTTAGGTGATGTCACTTATAAATCTCCTAGTTTTCCTTTTATATCCGTCGGATCGTCCTTCTGTGTATCGAGAAGAGCCTGATAATAGGTCATAAGAAGAGCCTGATTTCTTTGGTTAAGATGATATATCTCTCCATCAAGGATCCTATTGACCGCATCCTTCACGTTATCTGGAGTTTTCTTCTCTGTTTTTCCTCTAAGGTAATCAAGACTCACGTTAAAGAAGTCAGCTATCTTTTCTTCAGTTTCGAAGTTAGGTTCTCTTTCTCCGGTCTCGTACATTCCGACAGTTGAAGGGCTCACACCTAGAGCTTTTGCGAGCTCCGATTGTGTAATCTGATTCTCGGTCCTGAGCTTTTTTAAGTTATCCCCAAACTTATTATTCATTTTTATTACCTTCCTTTGTCTTTATTATATACACGAATTGTGTAAATGTGCAAATTATTTCACGAAACGTGTTGACACGTTTTCACGGAACGTGTATAGTACAAACATCACGAAACGTGAAATTCAGACAAGGAGGTTCCCATGAACGAAAAACTCATTGAACTAAGAGGAAATCGCAGTCAGGAAGAGGTCGCAAAGGCTCTGGGCATCAGTGTTTCAGCACTTTCGATGTATGAGCAGGGAAACAGAATTCCACGAGATGAGATTAAGATCCGCATGGCAGAGTATTACAACATCTCTCTCGACGCTCTTTTTTTGATTTTGATGCCCACGAAACGTGAAGAGGCTAAGTCATGACGAACACATTATATCCATCACTTAGTCGCTACTTCGAAAATCAGACAGAACTCGCTCACGCTGGGTGTATGTCAATAAGAAGACTTTATGACTGTTTATACGGCATCAAGACATTCACCAGAGCGGAAAAGAAAGCCATAGCAGCGAACATCGTCGTCCGGATCATGGACC